AGCGGTGCCGATGATTTTGCCAAGCTGCACTCCATCGCTGAAACTGCTATGAAGAACGGAAATTCGAAATTCAATGCAATTCTTGCTGTAGTACAACAGTAAGACGATTACTCATGCCCATAGGGGTGCTGAGTAGTTACTTACTGTTGTCTGATCGTTAAATTTCGCTTTTTCCATACTTTTTATGAATTTAAATTATTATTGATGTCTATACCTGCATAACTGCGGCATATCTGGCTGCATATCTCGATAGAAGACATTACGTTTGAACTATCGATTAATCCGACACTGAATTCGTATGCCGGCAGAGAGTTAACAGAACCATTCGCGCTGTTCATTGGAAGCTTGCCGATTTTTACGCAGGTTCCTTTTCTGACGTATTTTCCTTCGGCAAGATTGATAAGCTTCGTTCCGTTGCTGATTTCTCTAGATGCGAACCATTTACCGTCTGCCTGTTTTGCCAGTTCGGCGGTAAGGTTTCTTTCGCTGTCTGCAAGAATCAGCCTATCTTTTCGGCCTGCTGTATATTGATACAGCTTTTTCCACGCCGTGATTCTGAAACCAGGCTCCCATCCCTGTAAAGGATGCTTCTGAAGTTCCGTCCTGTCATCTGCGTAAAAACGTGGGAACAGACAGAGGTTAACCTTGCTTACTGCTACCTTCATATCCTTCTCCTCTCCGTCGACGTTGAATCCTTTAAGCTCGTAGAGCTGCGAAGAAGCCGTGAAGCCGTAATTACGTATATTATTCAGATACTCATGCGCAGGTAGATAGTCGAATCCTTCGAGCCTGCCCTTGGTTACGGTCTTGTTATCCCATCCATTCGGACCGATATCATAAAGCCATTTTCCGTTGTTGTCGTAATACGACAGTATTGAATACCCAGTCTCAGGATCTACGCCGAATCGAATATTAGGAACAACGGAATTAACCGCACCGAAAATCTCGACCATGCCGTCATGCAGACAGACCCTACTGTTATTATTCTGACCGTACACGTTAATAGACTGAGAACCGAAGAAATCTATTTGTCCGATTGCGCTCCACAGAACCTTCGTTGCTACGAAACTGTATTGTGTGCCGAGCTTCCAGTTACCTTCTCCGCCGTATGCAGTATAGTCATCGTGAGGTGTGACGGAAGAGTCCTTCGCATGCTTCTTGTTGCACTCGTAGAACTCGCCATTATACTCAACCACGTCAAAAACATCGATTTTTTCGCTATCGAGCGGGTAGAACGTATACCCGTCTCCAAGCTCTTCCCAGCTCTGCGGTCCGCGCATTCGCTTACCGTTCTTGCCGTCCTTGCCTTTCTGACCAGCCGCCCCATCCTCTACCGTTCGGATGGGAATGGTATAACTATACGTCTTCCCGTCTACAGTCGCCTCGTATATCATGTCCACATTGGCTGATAAATTGGCTGATATGCTAACTGTTATTGTCTCTATCTTACCCGATACAGACTTTTGTGGGATAACACCTACTACCATCGACTTGTTAAAACGGATGCTACTCTTGATATCCAGCAGTTCTCCATCCCTCATCGCCTTCACGGTAATGCTATACGTAGACGCATACTTGCTCTTCTTATGCAATATTGCCGGCATCGACATCTGTATGCTCACAGCACTTGCACCAGGCTCGCCCTGCTCGCCCTGAATCTTAACCCACGTGTAAGCCGAGAATGTCTCCGGATCATCTTTTGTCGTGTCGACGCACGTGCCCATGTAGGCATACTGTTCTCCGTCGCTGCATGATGTGGAGAAGGAATTATCCGAATTATCTGGAGTATTACACCAGGCGACATGGTAGTAGTACTGTACGGCATTAGTTCCATCCTTACCCGGCTCACCCTGCGGTCCCTGGATGTGTCCGAGGTTGCGCCATTCGTTACCATTGTTGTGATAGATATCTCCATTGCAGATATAGCACGATCCCTTGATTGCACTACTAATATCATAATACAAGGCGCCACTGCTCTGCATCTCTATAGATAAGATAGACGGAGCGTTATAACCGGAACCGTGCGACACCTTCAGCTTGCTGGCATCTGATGAGGAATTCACCAGCATAGGAAAGTCTCCTGCTACCCAGAGATTCGGATTCCTATCTATCGCAGCCTGTAGCGCAGCGCAGTTGGCGTAAACTCCACTCGCATCACCGTTGATGGAGATGGATGTTCCGTCCTTGCCATCCTTCCCCGGCTTGCCCTGCGGTCCCTGAGGACCTTGCGCTCCGGTCACGCAGATAGGAGCAGTCTCCTCAGAGGTTCCGTCACTATAATATATTACCGACTTGGTCCAGATATACCGTCCATTTACCCATTTCGGAGCCTGCCCTTTAACCCATGCGCCGCCAGTGATAGCTGTAGATGATGTGGATGAATAGTAACATTCCTCGATTCGGTCGATACTCTTCGCCGTAGACAGGCACATCGGGGTCGTTATCTTCTCCTTACCATTAGTATAATATACGTGGGTGCGGGTCCAGATATAATACCCCTTGCGCCATTTCGGGGCGGTTGTCTGCCATCCGGCAGTAGGAGCCGACGTATTGCTCGTCGACTCCGCGTATTCCACATCGGTGTTGGATATACCAACACCGGATCTGCGGAAATTAATAACTAACGTAACTGATGCCATAAGCTACTTGACTGATTGTACTGTAAGAGATATATTACTATATCCTGCCTTGACACAGTCCTGTCTCGTCACGGTAAACGTACTGAGGGCGTTCGTATTATTACGATTCTCCTCTGTATTGAGAACGACTCCACTCGCACTCTTCAAGGTAAAGTAGAACTTGCTCTCTATCGGGGTTGTCGTTCCTCTCAGCACGAGCTGGGGAGTGACTGTCACCGAACCGATTCCACCATCATCCTCATCGATAGTTGCATCTTCAGGAGACGGGTGCAGGTCTATATCGTAAGGGTCGCTTCCGTCAATAACCACCTGGAAGTCGTAGCCGAGAAGATTGTCCTTACTCATGCTACTGTCGTTGTATACTTCTACCATGTAGTCTCTCGTGCAATCCACATCGGCGGCATCCACCTTCAGCGTCTTTCCTGTAGCACTCGTAATCTGCTCCCATCCGGTAGGGGTATTAGCAGCACGATACCATTTATAGAAGAGTCCTTCCGTCAGAGTCACGTTACCCTGTTTCGCTACCGCCTCAAGCAGACAGCTATCCTTAGGGCCATTCAGGTTGAACGCCTTCTCGTCTCCAGCCGCGATGGTTACTCGGTAAGCCGTGCCCGTGTAAGGGTTCACCGGAATCGTATACGAAGCCTGATATCCGTTTTTAAGATCGGATGCCTCTGCCCTTGCGCTCACCTGTCCTACCATCTTAATGACGATCGATGCAAAACGGGATGCTTCGGCAAGGTTGTTGACGATACGTATACCCCAGTAGAGTTGTGTACTGCTTGGGCGAATCAGTTCAAACAGACCGGCAAAAAGACCATCCGACTTACCTGCTGAGTTAAACGTGATCTCTGCCTCGTTAAAAAAGAACATCATCGATGCCGGTGTAGTGAATCCGTCAGCCACTCTCGACGAAGCACAGACGAAATAGAGCTTAGGCTTCGATTTCGAAAAATCAGGATATATGGTCACCGTTTCACCTGCCTTCTGGTATTCCTGATATAAATCCCCGTCCGGCGACTGGATAGCTGCGGTATAAGTTCCTATCTTAGCGTTGAACTTAATTTCGAGCGATTTACTTGCACTACTCATAATCAGTCCTCCTCTTCTTTGGTTTGAGCACTAGATTCTCCGTCTCCCTGTCCTGCGCTATCTCCACCTTCAGAGTCAGAAGCACCTTCAGAACCTGTACCTTCAGAGCCGGAAACATCTTCAGAACCTGTAGATGAATCCTCCTGAGAAGCGGTCTCGATGATGAATCTCTCGTCTGTCGCCGTAGGCAGAGGGCGGTTCGTTTCGCCATCCTGCTCCTGTCTCGCCTCTCCTCCAGTAAGCGGAATGGCTCCAATCTGGGAGAGAATACTTTCAAAGTTTATGAGGTTTCCGAATACCATGAGATCCTGCATCCAGAGCAGGAAGCAGCCATCCTTAAACTGAGTTCTGTCGTTCTGAAGACCGAGGAACTCCACTACCTTGCGGTTAACTTTTACATACTTTTCCATATCTTTTTAAATTTAATGTTTTCTGAAAAACTAATGAAATACAAAAGGGTTACCGTTGCCATCCGTCAGCATTCTTCCCTTACCATCGGTCAGAAGCGCCCATGGTTTGAGTACCTTCACGTCGAGCTTCACGATACCTCCGATGCTGGCATCCATCTTGTCGGTAGATATAACCGGATTCATGCCGTGCCCAACCTGATCGTAGACGATGGCGCTGCTGTGGCTGTTGGTTGCTATATACCAGAGCGGGAGCAGCTCCTTTGTCGGATCAGGAATTTCGCCCACGTTGTCATATATATAGGCAGCAGGAAGTACCGATTTTGTTCCCGGGTCAATATCGGATACCGTCTCTTGGATATCGTAATCGAAAGAAGGTATTCTTCTCACGATATTGATAATCTTGAACGGAGCTGAATCCGTCAGAGTCACGGCAGAAAGATTGCCGGTTGCGCTGTATTTAGCCCTGCATCTGATGGTAATCTTGTCGCCCATGATCGAGCGGTCGAGGGTTGCGGTGGTTCCGTCGGCAGAGATGGATATCTCCATGTCGTCGGCAGTTACCGCCGTGAAATATCCGTCGCTTCTGCCTATCTCCCAGACGAACGCCCGCTTGCTTGCCTCGCACTCCTTCGAGCCGAGACGGAGCGAAGCCACGATGGTCTGCACATCCGGGTCGCGAAGCGGATTGTAATACGAAGTTCCGCTGCTGAGAAGCAGCATAGGCGCATACCGGGTGGCGTTGCGGCATGTCAGCGAATAGTCGATGGTGATATTGTACACCTGCTTAGTACGGGTATCAAGGTATTTCGCCTTGAACCTAAGGAGAATCGGATTCTGTGGAGTGGCATTGATATACCACTTCAGCTTTCCGTTCTCTTCGCCACTGGTAGTAATCACGTACTTGTTGGCCGTAGATACCAGAGCATCCCTCTCCTCTACACCCTTAATCACTCTTCTCCAGCTTACGTCTGTGAGCTGGGCGTTCACATTGCCACTAGGCAGGATGCGGTCTCTGTCGATGATATTCACCTGCGGCTGGATGACGCAGGGAGTGAGTGAGTAATCCGGAGAATACTCCCCTGAATCCGCATCGTAGGACTGCTCGTTAGGCACGCCGCCAACAAGCGACACGCCATAGTTAACCTGCAATGGCTTGTAGTTGAAATCAAATCTCTTTATTTTCATACCTTTATATATTAGAAATTACTGGCATTCATAGGATACCGATTGCCTGTCGGCTTCATTTCCCATGCCGTCCCTCAGGGTGACGGTGGCGGTGAACCTGATTCTCTTGGGCATTCCGTCGCTATCCAGCGATAGGTCATCCAGCGTCAGCACGATGGCCTTGCCTGCATTTCCCCGTTTCTCTGCCCAGATGATATCTGAAGATACCCGCTGCACTCCCTGAGAATTTTCGGTGTATCGGATCCATGCTACGTCCGTATCGAGGATATCGTCTGTAATATCCTGCCCGTAGAGGGTTGCCACGATGGTGAGGGGAGCTACGAAATCGTCGGGGGCGTAGACGGTCTGCGCTTCCTGAAAATCCACCATGAATGCCGGATTGCCTTCAATCATCGCCCAATGGGTGTTGTTCCATCGGGGTTCCGTATGGGTTCCCGTCTGTTGGCATCGCCATTTACAGCCCGTGAACCATACATCAGATGTTTCATATTTCCCGGTTTCCTCGTTCAGCGCAGCGCAGTAGTATTTTGCGGTCTTGTCGAACGGTCCCCTATCCACGTATGTAACGATAGGCTTTCCCTGATAGTCCACCTGGATAAAATCCTGCGCCACGATGCCGGCTGCATACATGTAATCTCGTCCCTTCACCAATGGCAGCTTCAAGTCCTTCAGGAAGGATGGCATATCTCCGAACACCATGCCGTAGTTCCAGTTCTCCAGGATAGGCTTGGTTACTCCCGTAAGCTTCACGATTCTGCCTTCAGAACTCGATAGATAGAAACATTGCTGAAGGCTCTCATCCGTCTGATTTCCCCATCTTGCGATGTTCATCAACTCGCAGGGAGGGAAATTCTTTCCGGCAGGAACCTCATCGTCCGGATACAGAGAAACCTCGATATAGTTGGTCACGGCATTTACGCTGTTCACTCTCATCCATGAGGTGTAATAGAGTGCTTCCGTTCCTTCTACGGCGGCAGTGGCGAGGTTGTTGACGATGCCCTTGATTACGTTGTTAACATGCTGCGCCGTAAAGTAGCCCTGATATTTCGACCGGAGTTTCAGTCCGTAGCAGTTATCACCCAGATAGCTCACCTTCTCGATGGTATCGCTCTCCGTAAAAATCTGGTCACCTTCTAGTGCACTCAGACGGTTCACGATCAGTTCTATCACCTTCATGTAGGAGCGGACAGTAATCGATTCCACCTCGGCATTACCCTTTTCGTCTATCTGTGCACCCTTGCCGCCAATCAGCCCGGAAACGAAATCGCCGAACTCAGCACCTTTGGCAAACCTGATCATTGCTTCGGCAATATTCTCAATATCCTTGCGGAGTATCTTCTTGCTTGCCTTTCCGTTTTCTGAAAAGTCATCTGCCACATCGGAAGTTCCCGCCTTTAGCTTGTTTCCCCGGTAGGTGAGATAACCGTTCAGTTCGTTCAGGGCTTCGAGTAATTCAATATTGCTGTGCTTGTGGCCCACGCCGCCACCACCAGTATAGGTATCCGACAAGTCGCCAAGAAGCTGTGTAAAGATGAGCGAGAGCGTTGTTACTCCCCATTCCTCGGAATAAGGATTCTGTACCGGGAACAAAGCCCCGCCACTAAGCGGAAGTCGCGGAAATTCAGCTAAGCGCGGGGCGATAGTAAAATTTCCCAGATCCGGCAGATGGATATTCATCTGCTTCATGCTGCTCTCGCTTACCCTTGATAGGTTCAGATAGGGTCTTGCGTCCGAATATCTGTAGGTGAAGCTGTAGCTGGAAGGAAGTTCCTTCGCTTCATAGCTTACATCACTCTCGATGACGGTGATTTTTCTCAGCGAGCTGCCCTGGTACACATACTTGCCCAGACTAGGGAAGAAATCGAGCAGCCACTGGCGTTCCTTCTTGTCCAGGAATCCCGTGTTCTTCTTGAACTTTCGGGTTGTATCTACACGGTATTCCTCGGAATCATCCTCAATCTCTGCCACGTTGTGAGTATGCTCGGCAGTATTCTCGCTGTTGCCGTAAGCCCTGAAGCAGTCGATGCCGCCCAGTGAGTTCTCGAAGAGGAACCATTCCTCTTCCTCACTCTTCATATCGTCTGCGTAATATCGCTGGATATAGGTAAGACGGTCGCCACCTTCCTGTTCTACCCACACATCATAATAAGATGGCAGGATATCGCCACCTATATTCTTTGCGATGATGGCATACTGCACCGGAACCGTATATGTGTTTCCGGCTTCCATCAGGGCGAGCTGCACCGTCTTCTCCGTATACCCCGTCCCGTTCCAGAGATAAGCCTTACACTTCATCTCGCTGTCTTCCACGGCGTAATAGGTGAGGAATTCCGGAGAGTAGTAGGTCACGGCCTTCACCTGCGGCTGCCAGGTAAGGAAATTCGACTTCAGGAAGTTGTCGGCGGAGTCGGATAGTCTATCCACTCCTGTACGGATTGCGGAAAAAACAATAACCTTTGCCTCTGATTCATGCCCTACCTCGTGGATTTTTGCTACGAAATTCTTCCTGATATCGGGTTGTTCATACGGGGTACTCTCATCCTTTATCTGCAAACTGAGCAAAGGAAGGATGATATCCTTCACGTCCACGGTAACTCTGCCCTTCTCATTCGGTGAGTAGGTATGCTGCATGATGCTCCCTTCGGCACCATAATACTTGAGCACAAAAACCACGTCTGCCTTCGAGCTGCTGTATATCTCGAAGGTATTCATGGAGCCCACCATGCTCAGTCTGTCTGGATATAATAAAACCTGTATCATCTTATTCTCGTTTTTAATGCAAAAATAAGATAATACAGGTACAAGACAAAGGACTGAAAGTCCTCTATATCTCCACACACTCCAGCCACGCCGTGGTGCAATGGTACACCCATTTGGAGTGACGGAACATTGTTGCATGTCGGGTCTTCTGGCTGACGTAAGACTTCTGAAGACCGTATTTCTGCCCCACATACTCGGCTGAAGGAAGAGGAGGGTAGATAATCTTGAAGGTGCGGTCTTTATCGTCGCCCGAGTTGTTGTACGCACTCTCCGAAACCTCCACCGTTTCTTCATGGCCAACCCATTTATATCTACAGCTCATGGCTGGCATCGCATCTATCATCCGCGAAGCTTCGTGTATAGGGGTAGTCAGAGCGATGGTTCTCAGTTCGCTTTCCGCTGGCTCGCTTTTTCCTCCGAGGGTAAACTTCAGCTTGTTGAAGAAGAAGCTCACGCCACGGATCACCACCTTGGCATAGGATGCCAGGTTCTGCTTCTGCGACTGGGTGAGCAGCAACTTCACCTTGAGTTCCTGGAGTGAGTTCCTCAAGAGAAGGTCATACTGGCGGTAGAACTTCTCGAAGATGCCATCGTCTCCGTTATACACCAGGGCGTAATCGAATATTCTTCGATAGAGTTTCTCCTCGGAAGCGTGAGATGGCGGACCGAACCGGTTGTCGTATTCGTAATGGATATCATAGGCCGTGACGGTTCCGCAGGGCATGCCGTCGGTTGAAACATAAGGAAAAGCCAGCATCACCGGAGTAGTAACTGCCTCTTCCTCGCTCTCTGAGTTATCTTCCGTGGCCACCTTCATTGATGAGTTGAGTGTGGCATAGCTGCCTATATAGAGGTATCTGCCCATATCCCTGGTGATAGTCTCGCCATTTGCCGACTGCCTGTACTGAAGGGTTCTCGTTTCCGGAATCATTTCCGGAATTTCCACGTCCAGGGTGTCGGTATCATCTTCGCCGGTATCATAGCTCTGCGAACCCTCGCCTATCTTCGATTTTACATGATAGTTGCCCGAATATCCGTCCTTATAGAAGCAGCCATCCACCTTGTCGAAATAGGCGCCCGAATTCTTGGCCAGCATATCCTTCAGGTCGTCGTAGCTATCCTCGGCATCGCTGTCTGCCTGATGCTTCGCCCGCAGCACCACGCGCTTGTAATCAGATGCCGTCTTATAAGATAAGGTGGGTTCCTCGGTCATCTGGCGGGTAAGGTCTGCCACGGGTGCACTATCCACCACTTCGCGTAGAAAGATGATATCGGCGGTATGGGTTCCCTCGTCTGAAACGAATTCGCAGAGGAACTTTTTCCGAAAAACCGAAAGAAAATCAGATACCGACACATCGGGAAGGAGATCCTCGATGCGGATATGCCCGTTTACCATCACGTCTATCACGTTGTTTACCAGAACCATCTTGCTGAAGGGTTCCGTGCGGGTGAAGAAATTCTCCTTCAGCTCGTAGCCGAAATAGGCGAATACGCGCTTGAGCACATAATTGGCACGGACAAACGGGGAAATGTAGTAACCCCTGGATAGGCTCACCGGTATCTCGTTCACATACTCGGTTCTGCTTGCCTCGCCCTGAAACATGGCATCGCTCTTGTTGTATAGGCAGAAATCCCACGCCCATGGTGCATCTACGTATTCGTAGCCTCCGGCATCCTTGAACCTCCAGTACTTGGCATCCTTCAGCTGCTTTATGTCGCCCCAGGCATTCAGTATCTTGTAGTTGTAGCCCGTATCCTTGCCGGAATCATCGGTAAGCAGTACGGGGAAGATATCGTAGTTCTCGTTGCTGCCACCGATGAGCGACCGGCAGAAGTCGATGCACTGGTCGATAGTGTTGCATCCCGGTATCATCTCGTCCTTGAAGATGCTCTTCAGCTTCACGTTCTGTATCTTCGAGTAGAAGGACCCGTCATTGATGTAGAACGAGGAAGAGATATTTCCCTTGTGCTGCGCCGAGAGGATGATTTGCCGGCATTGGGCGAAATATTCTCCGTCCTCGATGCTCACGTTCGTGGCCACCATCTTTTCTCTCAAGCCAAAGGTGTCGGGATATCCCAGTATCATGCGGTTGTAGTCGCTTGCAGGAATATCCAGAGGAGAGGTGCTCTCCCCGTAATCATTGAAGAACGGGTTGGTGCGTTCCACCTCCAGCTTGGCAGATTCGCCAAGCTGGTAGGCCTTTCCTTTATCAAGATTCGTTATTTTCATGTTCTGAAGATTTTATTTCTTGGCAAACTTCCTTGCCTGGTTTCTCTGTTCCTGCTTGGCATCGAGGTCGGTCAGCGCCACGTAGGCGCGGACTCCGTTGTCACGAAGCTCCCTGACCAGTGCCAGGAGCTCGTCATTACTGCGTCCGGACGCGGCAATTCCCGCGTCGCGATGTGGGGATTCCTGCGTCGCGACGTAGGAATCAGCTCCACTAAGACTTGGTACGGAACGGGTACGGAGCGGGTACGGAGCAGGTCCCTGCTCAATACTTCCACCCAGCGCCCTGCCCTGCATGGCCATCAGGTACTTGTTCATATCGAAGGTTCTTATCTGTCCGGCACGCTGGGCTGCATCCATCAGGTTGATGAGCGGGGCGATGGTCGGGTTCTCCAGGGCTGCATTCGATGCCACCCATTCCTTACTCTTGCCTCTAGGTCCCTCGCCCACAATGACGGTAGGCTTATCGATGTACCCACGCTTGCCAGGCGAGAATTCGGCATTGAAGTGCTTGCCGTCCTGTTCACGCTCCACGTCGATGCGTCCTCCACTCTCTCGGCCGCTTGCCACTCTGGAGGTGGAAGCAGAAGAACTTCCGCTGCTTCCGTTAAGGGTCATTCGCTTCACCTTCTGTCGCTCGGCATTGGCCACGGCAAGCTGGGCTGCACCCGTCACGCCCATCAGGGCTGCGGCTACGCTTCCGGCTATCGGACCCATGTCGCTGTACGCCTTCATGATAGAGGTGGCAGTATTCGAGATGATCTGAGCTGCCTGCATGGCGAAGTTCACGTCGGCATACTTCTTCTGTATCTTCAGCTTCTCGTTGGCCTTCTTCTTCTCCAGCTTCTCCTGAAGGGCGGTGTTACCCTCGGCGGCCTTGATTTCGGCATCATACTTGGCATCCACATTTGCCATCTCGGCATTCTGCAATGCACCCACGGCATTACTGAAGAGTTCGGTGTAATACTGCGCCTGCTTCATGAAGGATTCCTTCTTCATCTGCTGCACCTTCTTCTCGTACTCCTCCTGGGTGATATACTGGTTATCGAGTGCCTGCTGAAGCTGCGTCAGCTGCTGGTCGTATTCGCTCTGCTGGTCGAAGCCGAGAGCCTGTCTAGCCTGCTTCTTCTTGTCGTCCTGCTGATCAAGCTGCTCTTTATGCTTGGCGATGTATTCCTTTTCTATCTGCTTCTGGGCATCCTTGTATGCCTTCTCTACCTGCACGGTATCCTCGCCGTTCTGCCTTGCCAGGTCGAGTGCTGCCTGATAATATCCCTTCAGTATCTCCAGCTTCTGGTCGCGCTGCTGCTCCAGGGTCAGTTCCTGCTCTGTCTCGCCCTGCTCCATCACCTTGGCAAGTGCATCCTGATAAGCCTGTTCGGCTGCCACCTGCTGATCGAAATGAGCCTGCTCTGCCTTGCGCTGGTTGTCCTGCTGCTTCTCCTGGAGTGATTTCTTCTTCCCGGCATCCTTGATGTCGATGTTCTGCGACTGCTCGCTGTAGGAGGTCTCGATGGCGAGGATGTTGGCAGTATGCTGGGTCTTCAGCGCCTGCATGGCGAGGTCGTACTTCTCCTGGGTGGTCTGCTTCTGGGCGAGTGCCATGTTCCAGTTGTTCACGTCCTGCTGGTAATCCTGGTTGGCGGCATCGATATCAGCCTGTCGGTTTTCTGAAAACTTTTTCGATGCGATATCGTCGGGGTTCGGGGCTGAAGATGTTCCGGTTGTATGACCACCGCCCGTTTTTCCGCCGCCCTTGCCACCGATGTCGCTATCAGGAACCTCGGGTTCTGAAGCTTCCTTTACGGTCTGATGCGCGATATCTTTGCCAAAGGCGTTGCCGATGGTATCGATCTGCTTGTTGATCTGCTTGATTCCTTCAGTAAGCGATTCCACCTCAGAGCTGAAATGAGAGACGGCATCCACCTGCGTGTTTCCGGTAGCGCCCCATGAGGTGGTATATTGGAAGCCACGGGCATTCTTGGCATCAGCCAGACGATCCTTCGCCTTGTTGAGCTTGATGGTGAGTCCGGCACGCTGCTCGGCGAGTTCCTGAATCTGCTTCTTGGCGCCCTGCACCTCGTAGAGCCTTACCAGGCTGTTGATGTAAGCCTTCAGTGCCTTGTCTGATGCCTTGAATTTCTTGGTGGTCTTGTCGATGGTGGCATTGTAATGAGGAACAATCCTATTAAGTGCCTCGGTAGCCTTGAGCCGCTCGTCCATGGAGAGTTTCTCGTCCTTGGCCACCTTGATCAGGTTTTCCAGCTTCAGTTTCTCCTCCACTACCTGCCTCTGGGCTTCTGCCTTGATGGCATTGAGTGCTTTTTGTGCCTGTGCTGCCGCATCGGCTGCCTTCTTCATCTCCCACAGCTTCATGGCGAGGAGTACCACACCTGTAGCAATCAGCCCGAAGACGCTTGCCTTCATCGTTGCATTCATGGCGGTCCAGGCGTTCTTGGCAAGTGTCACCCTGCCCGTGAGCAGGTAGAAGCCTGCCTGTAGCAGCTTCAGGAGTCCGGTTCCGGTAGCACATATCACGTTCCATGCCTGCTGTGCTGCGGCTGCACCCTTGGTCACGACGATGTTTGATTTGATGGCGTTGCTGGTGGCTATCGCTACAACCGTGAAGGCTGCAAGCAGGATGCCGAGCGTCTTCACCACACCCTGATGCTTCACGCACCAGGAAATGAGACTGATGGTGTTCAGCTGCATATCTGCATAGGCATCATCCCACTGTTCCTTGAGCGGGAGGATTTCGTCACCCAGTGCCTTCTGGGCGTTCTCCAGCTCCACCGTTTTCTGGGCCGCTCTGTCGGCTGCGCTGATATAAGTCTCTCCAGCCGCAGCCAGCTGGGTATCCACAATCTCTGCCACAGCCTTCATGAAGTCGCCCGTCTCCTTAGTCTTCTCGGATATCTCAGCAGCAGAGATGCCGAGGTTATCCAGAATCAAGGGAGATTTGCGTCCGAGACCGGTTACGATACTGTCGGTCATATATTCAACCGACTGGCCTGTCTGCTGCGCCTTCAGCTGGGCGAATTCCAGATATTTGCCAAGGTCTTCCAGCGGGATGCGGAAGTCATTGGCCTGCACAGCAGCTGTCATCAGTTGCACATCATTTACTGTGCCTTTGGTAGCCTTGCGCAGGTTATCGAGCAGGTTCGGGTTGTCCATGGCATTAAAAGCCTTGGTTACACCATCGGCCTGCTCAGCCATCTCTACGCCTACCCTGGCTGATTCTGATACGAAATCTTTCAGTTTAGATGCCTGTTGCCCCAAAAGGTCTGCAAACCTCGTTGCCATAGTACCAAAGAAGAATCCGTTCACCTGGTCACTTGACGCAATCTCACCGAGACTCTTGGCATTCTGCTTCAGTTCCGATATGCGTCCGGAAACATCTTTCAGTCGCTGCTCCAGTACGCCGTAAGCTTCCGGGTGAAGCGCCTTGACTGTATCATCAAGCTCTCGCTGCAACATCTTCTGCTGCTTGCGAAGCTGGTTCATTGTCATGTCCTGAACGTCGAGCTTCTGCGTCTGGTCGGCGATACCCTTGGTGGTTTCCCTTATTTCCTTGCTGGTGGCACGATACTGCTCGGCCATGTTCTTGTACTCCTTAGTGTTCTTCTTGCCAGCAGCCTCCATTTCTACCATGGATTTCAGCTGCTGCCTGTTGGTGGTCCTCAGACTCATCAACTTATTCTCCAGTTTCTTGATTCCCTGCTGAGCCTTCGATGACTCCACGTTCACAACCAGTGAAATCTGGTCTTCTGATAAATGCTTGTTGGCCATAACTTATGATTTTTGGGGATTGAGTGAATTTTCAAGTTCCTTTCTGATTCCGTTTCTTACCTCATCGTTGAAGCCGTAACGAAGCTTGGGAAACGTTTCATGATACAATACGCCCCATACCACGCGGTTGTAGAGGGCGAGGTTCCTGCGCTTGAACTTAGCGATGCGGTCGTTTCGCTGACGATACTGCATATCGAGGAAACGGAGATAGGGAAGGATGCGCACGAAGATGGTGCGGTTCTCGCCCGATATCTGACTGTCGAACGAGTGGGCAGAGAGCGTGGTGAGAAGTCTTCCGGTGCGACGCTGGAAGTTGTTGCGTACCACGTTCTCCTGTGTGGAGTATATCTTCAGGATGCCTTCCTGAAGAGTCTCGTGAACAAATTTCTTTTTAACAAGACTGTCTGTTACCATATTCTTTGTACATTACTAATTAGCAATGCAAATATAGTAACAGACAGACGAAGGGCAAAGGACTATCTGAAGATTGCCTTATAAATAGGAATACCCAGTAATGGGGTGAGCATGGTGCACAAGCCGAGGTAGAACACCCATAACACGGGGTTGCAGGACCCCACAATAAACGGACCCACCACCAGTGCGATGACGAACGACGCAAGCGAAACAAAATCAAAAAACTCCATAATCTCTATATTTTAATATGTTATTACTTCTCTGGGTGCAAAGATACACCGCTTTTTCTGAAAAACCAAATTTTCGGGAAAGAAAAAAGCGGCTACCCTCACGAGCCGCCGCCTTTCTGTCTCATCAATTTGTGTTTCCTAATAAATGAGAATTTACTAAAAACATTGTTTATATAATGTAATAACCAAAAAAGACTATATCTTGTGATACTCCAGGAATGCCTCGTAATCCTCCTTGCTGATCTCGATGCAGCAGACGATGTGGACGTTCTTGAAATCGAGATTCTCCTTGTATTCGGTATTCTCGAAGTACGCACGAGTATGAATAAGGGCATCCGCCAGCGGGAACTTGTCTCCATCCGTCTCTACCACGAAGTCCTTCTTGTAAAGTACATCACCGGCCTTAAGAGGAATGGAAGCCTCTGCATAGAAGTACTTGCGTGGCTTCTCCCCGGTGAGAAGCTCCGTGAGCTTCTCGTGCATCTCCTTCAGCTGGTCATCGGTAATGCCGGCAATGTACATGCCGTTCATGCTGAGCATGTGTTCGCGCTTTGTCACGCCGAAGTCGTTAACCTCGCACTCATCAAAGATAGGGTGCATTCTCTCCTCGTTCAATTCAGCAGCCTTCTTTGCTGCATCTGTATTCTGATCGTTCATAATTTACTAGTTTAATTATTGTTACTGATTGGCTTGCTCTCTCAACTTGCAAGCGCCAATTACCATCTTCTGAAGCCCCTTGTCGTTCTCCAAGGCTCCGCACATCATCTTAGCGAGCACTTCATCGTCACCGTAGCAACCCGATATCAGTCCGCTGTCGTTGCCTTTGTTCTGACTATCGCACGTGGCTATCAGCAGGAAGCCTCTTTTGTCGTCCTGACCGCCCCATTCTCTCAGCAGCTTGAAAACTTTCTGTATGAATTCCAGCGGCTTGATATCATCTGGGATTACGGCGTCTGCTCCCTCGCCAACTTTCGTTGCGGTTGAAGCTTTCTTATCGTTCTTTATCGCTCATTCCTCCTTCCTTGATTCTGGTCCAACCTGGATGAAGGAGTCCTTCCTCGGCTCCCGTGAGTACCCCCCCGAATTTCTGTAATGCTCGAAGAGGTTGTGGCGCTCGCTCTGGATCTTCTCGTTCGCAAGTGCCCAGAAGTTCTTGGCATGAGCCTTGTCCTCGTTGCGTCTGTGCTCTGCCTCGTTGCGGCTTGTTTTCAGATTGCGAAGATCCTGCTCGTATTTCTGCTTGGCATCCTCATACGCCTTTCTGGCATCATGAAACTCATCGTTTGCCTGGTGCTCCAGTGCAAGGAATCTGTCCATATCATCGTCATATACACGCTGTACGGATGCCAATCGCTTAGCATAATCTACGCGAAGCTTTGACAGCTCTACCGTATTGAGAACAAGAAGCGAATGGAATCTCTCTGTGGTGAGCGGCATATCGTCTTTGCCTATACCCTCATTATTCACTTCCTGCTGTGCACCGATATTATCTGATGCCTGGTTCTGCGCTGCCTGAGCAGCGGTATTCTGTACTTGATTATTATTATTATTCTCCATAATCATTAATTTGAATTAAGTTGTTCCATAAATGTTTGCGTTAATAATTCTCTGGGTGCAAAGGTACGGAATTCCTGCCTTTGCACAAAGGACAAACTTATAAGCCCGGTATGGCTACTTTCCGTCCTCCCCTACCGGGCGCCAATATACTGCGAAGGTGTTGCACTCGGCAAAGCTGCCGGCATCGCTGCCATCTGTCCAGATAAACGGGATGCCGCCGTCGTAGCGCATGCCGTCGGCAAGCATCGTGCTCTCGTGGCACACATCGGGCGTGCGAGGGTCGTGGAATCTTACCTTGGCTCCCTTCATGAAGCCCTCTGCCACCTTCAGGAACGCTCTCGACTTGAAGATAAACAGGCTTTTGCCCGCTGCCTTATATTGGAGCAGTCCGCTGTTAGTCATGCTGCATACCTTCTGACTCAGCTCCAGGGCTTCCTTGTCATTGAAGGTTTCTTCCGCATTTGAACTGATCGTTGTCAGCGTGGTGTCCGGGTAGAACATCTTGTATTCTGCCACGCGCTCTGCAATATCCGTTAAAACATCTATATTCTCCATAGCTACATCACCTCCCCTCCGAAAATGAATCCGCCGACTACAGCCAAGGCAATGAAGCCCAGAAGGCCTGCCATGGTCAATGCTACCTCACCATAGGTAACCGTTTCCTCGCAGAGGTGCGAGAAGGTCTCGCTCTTGGTATGCCAAAGGCGGCATACCTCTGCCTTCACCTCTTTCTTCAGGGCTTCCAAGCCCTCACCTACACTTGCGCCCGCAGGGTTCATGCCCAGCTGATGCGCATTCAAATTAATAGAATTCTGCATAATTGCCATCTTATTAGCATTATAGACCGGCCTTGATGTATAGATACAATGGTGGCGGTCACATTCACCGCTGCTAATAAGATGGTAGCTTTCCCTGAGAAGGGCAAGAATCTTACGGATCATGCAACCGCCATATCGTAAATACCTTTTCCCCGCTGCCGGGAAAATGATACTTTAAAGGCATAAAAAAAGCCCACGGCGTGAAGCCTAGGCGAATACTGTCGCCATCTCAGAGTAGATTACTACTATCTTATTAGCGTTGGCAAAAGTACGAAGAAAATCCGGAACCACCAAATATTTTGCGGGAAAAATTCTCACGATGAGAAAAATTAACACTAAAATATGCTGTAGAGCATAAAATCGGGGTAATTTGGGGAATTATCCGGAATCAACCGGAATCAATCCGAACGAAAAAGCCCCCGATGCATCTCGCACCAGGGGCTCAAGAGTTCATTTAATTACTTTATGAAAACACAACCATCAGAAGACGGCTGCTTGTAAATCCGCTTTAATATCGCTCATACAGGCGTTGAGTCGCTGGTATGTTTTCTCTCCAGCAGTCTTGACTCCACTTGCATACTGGCGCATGAGCGATGGGTTGATGCCCGCACGTCTGGCAATCTCCGTGGCATTGAGGAACGAGAACTCCTTAAAGAAGGCTTGCACGTCATACTTGAAGGTGAATGTCAAGTCCTGCAAGTCCTTGTTGTCAGGATCATCATCCCTGCACTCTTGCAAAGCTTTCATGAAATCAGCCTTTGCCTCCTCAGCGGTAGCCCCATCGCCATCGATGACTGCATAATTACCCAATGGCTCATCATTGTAACAAGAGTAACCGCCATCACCATACTCCAAAATCAATACTACGTTTTTTGCCATATATCTTATTTGTTTAAAATCCATATAAAAAGAGTTCTCCACACATCCATTACAGAAAGTAATCAATTGTAAGGTTAAGGGCGGTTGCCCGGACTTATTGTCCGAGCAACGTCTTTTTAATGCGTCTAAGCAACCCTGTCTTAACCTCATGGCTGCCATGCCTTGGAATTCTGATTTTCATCCCATTCTTTGGATTGAACCATTCATCGTGCTCGGCACCATGTCGAGTGATAAAGCATCCCGCTTTAGTCAACTCATTGTACAATTGATTGTGTTTCATTGTTGTAATTAAACATGTTAAAGAACTCTTTGTCTGAATGACATTGCAAAGGTATCGAAAAAGCTACAAACCACCAAATATTTAGGTAGCTTTTTCGCTATATTAACTAAACTTTAACATTAATGGGCACAAAATCCCCATTTATTCTTCAGAAAAGTGTATCTTTGCAGAAAAGAAATGTTTCACCTATTAATATATATATATAAGGTATGGAAAAGATAATAAGTAATAAGGCTGCCTCCTTTGCCAGCATGGAGCTTGCCAGATATGCACTGGAACGGGCAGACCTGAGAGCCAGCAGCATCCTGGAACAGTATCGCAAGTCAACCGACCGCAACTATACGCTGGCAGGTTTCATCATGACGGTATTCATGGCGCTCACGGCTTTCCTTGCCACAGAAAAGATGACCCTGATGCTGATGGCCATCACACTCCCTTTGTGGATAGGAACCGGAGCGGCACTGCTCATCCTATTCTGTAAGGTAATGTGGGTACACGACTTCATGGCATCGGGCGATGATGCCGCCATGATGCTGAGGGATGACCTGGTAGATGTAGCCATGAACAAGGGTTTGCAGGATGAAGGAAAGGCAAACGATGAATACCTGCACCATCTCGTGATATCATCCATCAGGCGCACCCTTAACGCCACGGAGCATAACCGCGCCTGCCTTAACAGAAGAAACCGCCACGTAAAACGAGCGATGACCGCAATCATTGTCTCGGTGATAGTGAGTGCAATGACTACGGTCATCCTGCTGGCCTTATCTTCTCTTGGGATTCTCCCCGTGACTTGATGTATCAGGATAACTGTCCGGATCTTCTGGCCAACCATCCTCATTGTAGTTTGGTTTCATAATCAATAAAAAGGGCCCGTGCATCCGGAGGGCATTCCTTCAGCACGAGCCACAAAGTATAGAGAGTATTTCATATAACAGTCGCCACACGCAAGCCATGCCCTGCCTGCGAATAGCTATCGTTTATCTCTTCATTACGCCTGCAAAGATAACACTTTTCTTTGAAACCATCAAACATTTGGCTGATTATTTTCAGAAAACGGCAAAAAAGATCCCCGATGCATCACGCACCGGGGGACCGCAACCTAAAAACAAATTATTAATTTTAAAATAAATAGGGCCGCCGAAATCGCTATGATAACGGAATGCTGGCGGCATTTTAAGTGAGAAGTATTAACACACGCTTGTGAGTACTTATAACCATTTTCCTTTTAAATATAACATGAATAATTTCAACGTATGATCTATCCTCTATTTGGCAAAGAGTATAACCTTGGGATAGGAAAGCCGGGTGTGAGGATTCTGGCTCACCACATCCATGCGCACGCCCTTGGTTCCGTAGCGGAAGAAGAGAAACCTCTTAGGAACACGATGAATAATCATCTGAAGGGTGTCGCGGCTCTCGATGCGTGCCGTGAAGCTGTCACCCCTGATGGTTCCCCGCAGGCTCATCCACGGATCACTCCAGGATACTTGCTGCGGGGACCTTGGATAGGAATGGTAGGATAGAAGCACATTAGAATCCTTATCAGCTTCATCATATATGGAGTCGGTGGTAATGGCGGCATGAATATCCGCAGTAGATAAAGAGGAAGTCTTGATAGCCGCCACCATCCGACGGGGTTTTATCTTCAGATCCTTGCTTGTAGCGGCAAGGAGGGAATCGGGGATGCGCTTCAGGCTGGATGACTTCAGGGACATGGCTGAAACTGATGCCATCGGCTTGCCCGCCTGCGTCTGCCCTATCTCTACCTTGCCGTTGTGAAGAAGAAAGTCCTGATCTTCATTCATGCTATGTGCCTCCCGCTGCTGGTCGTGACACTCCTTGAGAGCCATGACCATCGCAAACGGGATAAGCACCAACATGACAACCTTAAGAAAACTAGTAAACCTACTGTCAATCATTTGTAATTAGACAATAATAACCTTAACCTATTTTTTATGAACTAAAACATCTACGAAACCGTTTACCTGCACCTGCGCTACTTGCACTTCTTCTGCACCGTCTTGATGATGGAAGTAATGATAGTGAGGTAGGCTGGATCGGTGGCATACTTGCAGCCCGCGCCGTCGCATATCTTCCGGGCAAACGTAAGCGGATCCTTGCGGTATGGCCAGGCATCCTTGTAGCCCGATTTCTTGAAGAGCCGCTCATGCTCCTTCAGGCAGTCGGCAAGGGAGTCGAAGTCCTTGAAGGCACGTTCTACGGTGTAATACCAGAGGTTCTTGCCCTTCACCTTGCACACGGAGAGAATACGGTCGGGTGTCTTGAACTTCTGGTTCGGCGTCTTGAGATATTCGTGGGTCTTCACCATGACGATGTCTCCGTCCCACTGGCTACCCTTGGTAATGCCGAAGAGGTTGGCCTTACCGATAACCTTCTTGCCCCATCCCGTCTCAAGCATCGCCTGGGCGGTGACGAAGGCTGCATCTATCTCGGTGTTCGCCTCCTTGGCAGCAGAATATACCTGCTGGGCGAATACGATCTGAGCTTTTGTTGGCATATTATATAATGTATTTATTTATCCTTGGTAAAATCGATTGTCTTCCCGATGTACTCACCGCTGTCGTTGAAGTCCTTCAGTCGCTTCACGAAGTTCTTGGGCAGTATAGGGTATATCGCCTGTATGTTCTCGATGATGGAGAAGACTTCCCTTACCATCATGAACACGCACAAATAGTCTCCCATCCACTGCATCGGACTTACCACGTTACCGTGAACCGTGGCGTGGCTTGCGAAGTTACTGAGGATCATCAGGAACATGTATATTATAATCTTCTTGGTGAACCGGGAGAAGAAGGATTCGCTTGACGCATCCTTGTGGATGAGGTGCTTCCATACGCCCAGGATGGTGTCGATGGCTATGGCCACCGCAATCCACTTGGCAAACTCCCAATCCTGGAACAGATACTGGGTTCCCTCCATCACTACCGTGAGAGGGAGCGACGTGATTGCTATCATCGGTATATTGCGTTTATATTGTTTCATATCATTTCGGCCTTATGATTTTCGACGTTGCAAAGGTACGTAATTATTCCGAGGGTGCAAAGGACTGCTGATGCGCCATCTTGCGGGCCAGATGGTGGGTATCGAGAATGTCGGCGCCCCTGGCAGAGAGCATGAGGGTCCAGCCGTAGCTCTGAAGCTCGGCAGAGACAAACGGGATGATCTCGCAGTTGGTAATGCTCTCGCGGTCCATCCAGTAGAGTCCTTCAGTCTCCACGTCTGCCATGATGCGTGCGTGCACCTTGGAGAGCATCTGAAGCGTACGGTCGTTGACGATGACCCTCTCAAGCATATCGGCATTGCCGGATAGCTTCTGCGCCACCGTCACTGCTATGCGCTGGGTACACTCGAAGCTTCTGCGCCCATCGTCCTGCATATCCACTTCGCCGTAATCTACGAAGAGGAAGGAACCCGTAAGCTTGTCGATGCGCTGCTTCAGCTCGTCGAACGACTGGCCATATACGTAGTTCTGAATCTCGGGAACCAGTTCCTTCTCCTCCATCTTGCCGAGGATATCGAGGGTGGTGGCATATTCCTCCATGCTGCTCTCGCCCTTGGTGGCGATGCCCTTGATGATGCCGGAGTTCTGAGGGAACTTGGCAAAGTATGTAAATAAATCCAATAACATAAGCTTTATATTTTTGTCGCAGGAAGTTTTTTCCTGCCCTGGTTAAATAATCTTTTTCACTATCTCAAGTGGCAGCCCCACCTCGTTGGCTATCTTCGCCACGTCCATGCCGGCAGCTCTGAGGGCCTTCACGCCATCGATGGTCTTCTTGCGGAGGATGCGGAGATAGGTGAGCACGTTCATGCGCTCCACCTGGGAAGCGTTCCCAAGCCCATCCTTGGAGAGGTCGTAGAGCGCATCGGTGGCATCGGTGGTAATGGCATTCTCTTTCGGGAGGTCGAACTTGGTGAGCAGGGAGAATTCCGTCTTTCTGAAGATGAAATTGTTCACGGCTGTGAAGTTCAAGGCTATCGCCCGAAGCGTGTTCGCCGGAAGCTTCCTGAATTCATCTGCCAATTTCTGGGCTTTCTCGGAGGAATACTCTCCCTTTTTGAAGTAGAGTACCGCAGCCAGCAGCGGAAGACTCTCCTCGCCCATATCGAGCAGTTGCCTTGCCTCGATATACTGAAGGGCGGAAAGCGAGCAGGTGAGCGAATTGTAGTCGGTGCTTACCTCGTAGCCGTAATATGCCTTCTTGTCGATGAAGACGATGGGCAGCATCTGTCGGCAGAAGCAGAGGTCGAGCAGGAACTTATCTTCTTTCTCCTTATAGAAAAAGGAAATCTGGCTGGCAATACTCACAAAATTTTCAAGGTTCCGCTCGTAGCTCTCGATTTTCCTTATGTCCCATTTCATCAGGTGGCAAAGGAAAAGGCACTTGACAACACCTAGTGAATACTGCCCACTCTCCATGAGGGAAAGCAGGTCTATCAGCTTCAGATACTGCTCAGAAGTGAGCAGGTCCCATGAGTTCGGGATTTCGTATTCCTTCCCGTTGGCTCTTACGGATATCGACTTTTTCATAAGCTATGGCATTAAGTACATGTTATCATCCATGCGGTTCTCGGCTGAGAAGGAAAGGAAATCGTTGCCTTCCTGAGCATCAAGAAGCATATCCACATTATGCAGCAGATCCTCCACCTCTCCATCGAGCTGGGTGGCAAGCTGCAGCGCACGGCTCGCTTCATCACTACCCTGGCGGGTGGAGGTATTGTCGTCAAAGAGATTTCGTATCGTGGCAGGGAACTCCAGGATATCGAATCGCCTGAGAGCCTTCGCCACCGTCTTCTTCACCAGGGCACGCTTCAACATGGGCAGCGCCTTCTGGGCAAACTCGGCAAACGTCTGGTCTTCCCCACCCTTTTCAAGGCGGTCGAAATAAGCACCGATACTCTCGTCGAGCACTTCCTTCTGCAAGGGAACGCAGCGGAAGAAGAAAAGGTACGAGAGGTCGATGGGATAGATTTCATCGAATTCATCGGCAGTATCCACCTTCAGCTTGCTGAGCATCTTGTAATAGTTGGTCTTGCGCCAATCTTCCATGACAAGACGAATATCGGCGGTTTCATCGGAAACTATCTCCTCGGAAAGTTCCGAAATCAGCGAATCCATCGCATTGAAGTAGTTCTCCATGTAGGAACGCTTCATGCCTTCCAGTTCGTACTTGTAGAGATTGATATCGTTCTTGCGGCGGTTCACGGCATCAAAGACTATCTGTGTGGCAAGCGTAAGGTTGGCCATGGCAGTGCGGAGAAAATCCTTGATGCAGCTTTCCTCTTCCTGGATGGCTACGATATCGGTGAACGTGTTGCCGCCAATGATGGCGACAACACGCTTGCGTGCGGCTACGGCAGAACCCTGAAGGCTGTCGAAGTCGGCGCTGGTATCAGCACCAGGCGCGCAGTTGCAGAACTGCGCGTAGCTGCTGAATAACTGATTGAGTTGAAATTTCTTGTTCATGCCTGTTGCTGGTTAAGTCGTTGGGATGGTGTAATATCTTCCTGTCGCTGGGGAACCTCGCGGTAGAACCCGAGTCGGTAGCGCTGCCTGTAGAGTTCCGGAAAGTTCATGCGCAGTGCCCAGTTGAGCGGTTCTGCACATACCTCGTCCTCTGAGGTGAGCGACATGATGTAGATGAGATAATTATAATAGGTGTCGCTTCCACTCTTCGAGATGACCCCATCCTTATCTACGGCAGAGATGGCAGCATCGAGACCTACGGAAGAAAGGAGGGCTTGCTCGGTGCGTTTGTCGTAGGAGATGAGCGCCTCGATATATTCCTTGTATTTGAGGTCGATGGTCTCCACCTTCCACGACTGCTCGTGCCCCTGGGCATCCATGAAGGAAATGGAAGAAAAACCCTTGCCCTGATTATCTGCTCCCGAGAGATAAGAACTGAACTTGCGGACCTCATCGCGGACGTAGCGAACCATGCACGACTCCTTGAAGTCGGTTCCGATATCAATGCCGTTGTACTTCAGCAGTTCCATATCTTTCGCCTTGCGCCGCTTGTTCTCCTCGCAGAGCTTGGTCATCTGGGTGCGCTTGCTCTGGATCCAGGCGTTCGGAATGATGACGTGAACCTTTGCGGCCAGCGAGTTTTTCAGAAAACTGTTGATGTATCGGGCAGTCTTGTTGCTACCCTGGATGTAAGGTCGTGCGCCCTGATGCGTCTCGTTGGCTCCGTAATATTCATCTACCGATTTTTCACGATGGTGGGAGATGGCGGCGAAATGATAGTTATCCACCTCGTTGAAACTGAACTTCGGGTAAATCTGGTAGCTTGATAGACCATAAGCAAAACGTCCCACTACCACCTGCTTGAAGTCACCGTAGGAGATAAGTTCTGAAGCTACGTCCTGGCGGGTAGTTGCCAGTCGGCAGTAACGGTTCTCCATGGCTTCGAGGGCAGCCACCGGCTTACCCATGCCTATCATCTTGCCTCGGGTGAAGCGCCACTTCACAAAGAAGTCGCCGAAATAATAGAAGTTCTTGATGCAGGTCTTGCAGAACTCTTCTACTGAAGGGATGCCACGGGAACTCCAGGAGTCAAGCCATTCCATCACCTCGGGGTGTTCTTCGTACTTGCGCACCAGTTTACCGTCCTCGATGGCTTGCCTATACACGGCGAGTCCGTGACCATAGAGCATCTTGATTTCCTTGGAGTAGAGACGTGGAAGCAGTCGGTTCTCCTTAATCTCCCTAGTCACCTCGTCGCATTGCTGGTTGTTGTAGCCCCGCATCAGCACCTGGTAGCCCTGTATGCCCAGGTAGTGGTGCTGCTGCATCCAGAGCGTGCCACCGAACGGAGACTCCAGCAGTGGCGACTGGAAGAGCTGATCTGCACCCATGGCAGGGTCGCCTTCACCCAACTGGAAGGTGAAGGTATTGCCATCGGCAAGGTAGATGCCGGCGTTGCCATACATGTCTATTTCATAATCCTTATTCATAGCCAATTTATTTTGTGTAGTTTATATCCGTCCTGAGGGAAGCCCATGAACCTGATGAGAATCCGGTAGCACATCTTAGGTTCTCCATGTTCATCGGTGTAAAGGAAATAATTCTCTCCATCAACGGCGAAGCGTTCCCTGGGCAGCTGGGTACGGTACTTGCAGTGGCGGCGGATCTGAAGCTTGGCACTTGCCTCTCCCCTCTGCCTGGAATAAGGGTAGAAAGCCAGGATGAACTCCCCGTCGGGAAGCTTGCTTATCTCCCTTGCCCACTGCAATGCCGTGATACCATCCATGATGATGTTCTTGCTGTTCCTGTTCATGATGATGCGAAGATAGTGAAAAATTATCGCCCCGCAAAAGACCGGCTGCACCCTGGGGCCGTCATATTTCCAGGATTTCTAAGGGCTGCACCTCTCTTCCCTTTCCCAGCGGTGCGTGCACGTTTGGGTGATGCATTTTTCGGGATTTTTCCCCGGGCGGGACTATTTGGGCTGATTATCAGCATTTTCCCGTTTGCAGCCTTTCATTTTGCGTGAATTATTGTTTTCCGCTCATAATTTATCGCTGCGGAAACAGGATATTATCCTCCGTTTATATCTCGAAATTATCGGGTAAATCGGTAGGATACGTACTTAATTCCGCCTTCACGGCATCAGAATAGAGACCGTAGAGCAGGTAAATCATGGCGGAGGGAAGCTGCGTGGTGAGTCCTGCCTGGTTCTTGAGCTGCTGCTTCTTCTCGGAACTCTTGTCAAGTTCTATCTTGCCATCCGTCTTCTTTAGAGGGGAGATCATGATGGCACTGCATAGGTTCTTGCACTCGTTCTCATCGATGCGGACCACGGGAAGCAACGGGCTGCGCTCGCCAAACAGCATTTGGCAGAGCTTGAACTGTTGCCAATGGTAGATGGTAGGGGCATCTTCATTGTAAAGCACCACCATGAAACCATATGACTCCAGGGCAGCCTTCAGATTGAGCGAGTCGGTGGTTATCTGTTCCCGTTCCTCCCTGCGCTTGTTGCCGGCACGGTCTGGGTAGAGATAAATCGTCTTGTTGACGGCGGCTGATCCGAAGAACTGGTGCACCTCTGCCACGAGATCGTTGTAATCCTTGGGCAGAAAAGCAAAGAACTCCTTGATGATATCGAGCCGTCTGCCATAGTCCTTCTTCTGGGCCACGATGAGCGACTGGAAGTTGCCGGGGTCGTAGCCCATGTAGAGTGGTTCCTGAGGATCGTAGTGAAGTAGATATTCGGCAGATAGGATGAATCTGTCCTTCAGATTCAGGCGAAGGATGGAATCGTACTTATAACTATCCTTGAACTGATGCCTTACGTGGTCGTAGTTGATAAAGAACTTGTTGGTCACCTCCTTGTGCCGGATGGCACAGATGGCGGTGAGGAACTCATCGGTATCAAGGGTGTCGAGCTGCGTCTTGAAGAACTTAGGACCGAGAATATCCTTGTTGCAGAAGGAGGATGCACGGATGTAGAAGATGGCATTTCGCCTCATGTCGGCAAGGCGTGGCTTCCATCGCTCCACGAAGGAATTGAGCCTTACTGTCTCCAGTCGCATCTTCTCCAGGAGAACCGGATCCTTTGAATCCCTCTCCTGCTGTCTGAGTACAAAGAGACGGTAGAGACTCCGGTTAACCTCCAGGGCGACGGTGGCAATCTCCTCGATAAGCTTCGGGTTCACCTTCTTCTCGTAGTCCTCGAACCAGTCATCCTCGCCGAGATCAACTCGTGCGGTATCGCTCACACCGGTAACACCCTCATAATAAGCAGAGCATCGCACATTGGCTGGACCTCCACGCAAGGATGGGAACAGTCGGGTCTTGAGTTTCTCGCCACTGTTATGCTTCATCTCCTCCACGAAGGCGTGCACGGCGTTTCTACCTGCCACGGATTCCGGCTGGTCGCTAGATACCAGCTGAAGGTGGGCGCCATTGCGGAATATCACACTGTGCTTGGCATAGGCTATCGGATATCGGGGCTTACGGAAATGGGAAGGCAGCGTGCTCTCCCCTACCACGTAATCGATACCATATTCAAGCATGGAGCGCTGCTGTCCGTTCACTACTACCTGACGGGAGAAGTATGCCTGGATGTTAGGCCAGACGTTGGTCATCAGCGCCACATAGGTCTTGTGAACCAGGAAAGATAGCTCCCCTGGCATATCATTGGCCACACGTATCAGGCGGGGACCCGTCACGCCTTCGGTCTTACCTCCGGCACGGGCTACCTCGGCAAAAAGCATATTTGGGTCGATGATGTTGGCAAGCAGCTGCATGTTGTTCATGTAGTAATGCTCGAACTCCCCTATGGTATTATCATTCAATATCAGTTGGCTCATCGCTTATTTCCTCCACTATTTCCGCTTCCTGAATATCAGCATCACGAAGCAAACGTTTCTTCTCTGAACTCTCGATAGGCAGACCATCGATGAGTGAAATATAAAAGCCGCGGTTGTGCTTGGCGGCAATCTCCTTGAGACTCTTTTTCTGAAAACCCAGCTCTTCCGGAGTGACTTCCGGTGTGATAAGGAACACCACGCCGAGGTCTCGGTCGGCTTCTGCCTGCTCGGATGCACGGCGGCGGCATTCCAGAGCCTGGTCCATGCAAGCCTTCTGCATCTTGTAGTCTCGTTTGGCAGAGCAGAGCTTGGCAAGGTCTTCATACTTGTTGGCAAAATCGTTCTCCCAGACCTTGATGCTTACGTTGCAATCCACGTTGAAGTAAGATATCGCCTGATTGATGCGTGTCATACAGGTGCGCACATCGAGGGTAATCTTCTGCTGTGCGGCTATGCGCTGCTTGAGTTGGCGGGCGCCACGGGTTATGTTGCGCTCGTACTCGTATATTTCGGCAGCCCATTGAAGTTGCTTCAGGAAGATCTGTACATCGTCCGGGATGCCTTCACCATCGCCTGTAGTCAGGAAGGTGGTGATAAGGTCGGGGTGTACACTTTCCAGTTTTTCTATCTCGCTTTTCATACGCCGAATAGCTCCTTTCTCAGTTTAAGTTCTTCTCGGTCCTGCATGCGCTCATTCAGAAGCTTGATGGCATCGAGGTCTCCATTGGATGCCATCTCGACTATTTTCTTGTCAGCCTCTAGCTGAGCCTTTTCGAGCACACCTCCGTTCTTGATCACCGAAACGCAGGTTTCTGCAATCTTTCGTAATTCCGTCTTATCCATCTTGTCTATCTGGTTTTTCTGATTTATCACTATACTGTTCCATCACCATCTTGAACATGCGTTCACGTTCCTGATGCCGCTGGAGGTTCTCACGGTCGCTGGCACGTTTATCCTTGCGATCATCTCTTTTAATGTAGCTCTTATAGCGCTTGATGTTATCGAGCACGTTCTTGTGCTTATGAAGAAACTCGGCAGGGTCCTTCTTGAAGAGCTTCACGAGTTCATCGAATTCCGACTTGCCCTTCAGCAATGGATGCTTGTATAGGAACTTGCCTGTATCGTTGTACGTCTTCAGCTCATCGAATGCCTGAAGGTTGCGGATGCGGAGTTCTGCCATGGCAGCCACATCGTTCGCCTTCGGCTTCTTGTCCAGAAGCTCGTCGAGTTTCTTCATCTTACGCCAGGTGTTGATACGGTCGTTGTAGATGACGGTTGCCATCTGCACATCCTCGTTGGAGAGGTTGTCCCAGTCGATGTTAGGATATTCCTCTTCCTTTTGAACTACTTTTTTTTTGAGTCCTCATCCTGGCCGGCTGCATCGTGAGCATCAGGTTCCGGAGATGCATCGCCTTCAGATGCGTCTGAAGGTGCATCGGATGCGGTATCAGAAGGCTCTTCTGGGGAACCGCCAGAAGACTCCTTGCTTTCTTTCTCCGTTGAAGTATTACTTGAACCGTCAGACGGTTTCTTCTCTTTTTCCGTTGAAGTATCACTTGAACCATCAAGAAGCTTCTGCTCTGGTTCCGTTGAAGTATCACTTGAATCATCAAGAAGCTTCTGCTCTGGTTCCGTTGAAGTATCACTTGAATCATCGTCTGTACCCTCATGAAATTCTCGATTGCCAGTAATTTCTTCTTCATCACAGAAATCCAGAAGTGTATAAAGAATCTCGTCGGCATAACGCTTAGGATCTCTGGAGAAACGGGTAAGTTTGGGATGGTTTGGCTGAACGTCATCCAGGAGGGAAATATCAGCCATGGCGTGATCACCTCCTCTCAGCTTGTTGAAAAGCTGTAATTTTTCTCTTCTGCTAATCATACCTTAATATATATATTATAAAAGGTGCGCCACCTATCTGATGGCGACACACCTTTCTTCAATTCAACTAATAACAAATAAAATGAGAAAACAAAACTTTAAGAGAGCTTATTTCTTCTGCGTTTGCGATGAATCTTTACTCTGCCCCGCATTGCTACCCGGGTCACTTTCTCCTGTTTTAGTGACACCAAGAGGATCCTCGACATACAGACACGGCAAATCTACAGATGTACGTTTGAAGGTGAAGGTTGTATAGCGGCCGTCCTTATCGTCCTTGGTCTCCGTGTTGTTGAGAATCATAGGTCGCTCAGGTTCGCCAAGAATATACCACTGCGGATCCTTCACATGCTTGTAGAGGATAATAAACTTGCCTCCAGCATACTCCTCGATGAAGTTGTAGAGTTCCACTCGGGTTCCACCCATCACGATTACAACATTATTCTCGCCAGAGGTAGTAATATCACCTTTCTCCGTGTTGGCGGTAAACGTTGGTATATCGTGCGCATCGAAAAGGTAAGCCTTCAGGGTGTCGGCGGCGGTTGCAGTCTTGAACGGAATCGCCTTCACCTTTCTGTCCTTGTCCGGCTGAGGGAACGACTTGGTTATATCTACAAGGGATGTAGGAACCAGGACCACCTGGTAAGCGATGGCAGAACCGTGAGTATCTCTGTCTGTTACATCTCCGATAGTAGATAAAGTTACAAAGGCAGCCATCGAGACTCCTGTACCGCCAATCCCCATGGAAGATGTAGGATCATCAAACATCTGAAGAAGCGAAATGATGCTCATTACCATCATAATCGTCATAAAGAGAAGACGGCATTTGTGCTGGGCATAATTATAACCCTTGTTCGGGTTGTACGCACGATGGCGTACTGGAATATTATTTTTCTTCATAATCTTTTTCTGAAAAGGTAGGCGGGTACGAGGTGTATCCCGCCTACCGGATAAGCAACTTTAAAATACTATATATTATGAAATCAGCGTCCACCAGGAACGTTTGGCTGAACGGCCTTGTTGATGGTTCGCTTGCCACCTACACGACGCTCCAGCTCGCGGAACTTGCCGTCCTTGCCGAGAATGACCATGATGTAGTCACCCACCTGGGTTGGAGTCCACGCAGCGGTGATATTGGCAAACTTATCGCTCTTGGCAATGGTAAGCTGATGCTTGGTGTCACCCTCACCAATTTCGATGCAGTAAGCCACGCCAGCCTTCGCCTTCTTGATATCGGTGAGAGCGGTAGCGGTAGTAGTTGAGTCTGTGATATGCCAGAAGCCGTTTGCGGCATCTACATCTGCACCGATGGTGGCAGCAGGAAGGTTTGTGAAGATCTGCTGGAACTCATAATCGTTCTCGTCCATATCTGCCTTGGTCTCGAACTTTCGGCCAGTGAAGGCTGCACCGCATCCTTCCTTCCAGGTGCTCCATGCGCGAACCATCTCCATCTGTTCCTCCATCTTCACGGCAAACATCTCGCCTGGAAGATATTCGACGAACTGGATATTGCCAGGAACATCCATGAACATCCAACAAGACTTACCCTCGTATGGAAGCCACTTGATTTGGATGGTAGAGTCTGGAACACGGTTCTTATAACCGTCAGGGCCAGTGAAGTCGAGATCCTTGCCATAGGTCTCACGGCAATTAGCAAGCCACCAGTCGATATGATTCTCGTTGAGGTAGAGCACATGCTTGTCGAGCGTCATGCCCTCGGTGAGGTGAGTCTTGACGTCGGTAATGAACTCCTTAACCGCATCCAGCATGTTGGCTGAAGTATAGGTGTTGTAGCTCTTGCTGGCAAATGGCTTGATGCTGTAGTCGTGGATATAGCGAAGCAGAGTGTACCAGATGCCGGTACCGGCATTGAGGTAACTTGATGGCTGACCCTCCTCTGGCTTCACATAGATGCCACGCATACGGCGCTGGTTCTGCTCGTCCTGAGCCTTCTTGAGGAGGTTGAGCAGACAGAACTCAATCATAGACCACTTGATAGGGTCAGAACCTTCCTTGTTGAGATAAGCAATGTATTTGCGCTCAATCTCCTTCATAGGGCCGAACTGTACCTTGATCATGGCATCATCTACGTAACCCATCTCGTTTTCGAGCTGCATGCCGCCCTTATAGATTTCGCCTGGCTGGTAGCCCTGGGATACCTCATCGAAGAAGGCATTGAAGAGAACGTCGCGGTCCTGCACGCCATAGCGAACAGGGAAATATTCGGTGAGATTGCGAAGCTCCAGAATGCGTGCGATGAGAGCGTCCTGACGGAGGATGACAAACTGATCGCCCAGTCCGGCATTATCCACACCACTGTAGTTGGTGGCAAACTGTCCGGATGCGAGAGCCTTGACATTGCCGAGTTCGTTACGACTCTGGTGATACTTGTAGCGCTGCTGAAGAGACTTGGCGAATGCCATAGACTCCTTGCGGAATGCCTTACCGTCCGATTCCTCGTCAGGCTCAGATGCTGATGCCAGCGCCGGATTGGCAGTAATCTTATTCCATCGCTTCTTCATATCGAACAGGGCGTGCTCGATGCCGAAGAGGTAATTGTCGTTCGACTCGAAGCCATTGATAGGGATGGAAGGGGCGGTAACATGAGCAGCAGGCTTATCAGGAGCTGTGCTCTCTGCCATCTTCTGCATATTCTCTGCGAGTTCTGACACTGCTTTTGTAAGTTGTTCGTAACTTACGTTTTGTGGAGCACCGGCATTCTGCTGGCTGTTCTCGTTCTTCTTGCCCTCATCGTCATCATTATCGCCGCCATCTCCATCGTCGTCGGAATTATCATCCTTCGACTTGCTTGCCTTCGAGACGATTGCGTAGAGCGAATTAATCTGCTTCTGATGCTCCGCCTCTTCGGCTGCACTGTTCTCTGCGGCGAGATCATCCATGAGGGTGCTCTGAAACTCCTTCTGGTAAGCCTCGCAAAGAGCCTTGTACTCTTCTGCGGTAAGGCTCTTGTTCTCGAACTTCTTGGTAAAGCCAAGCTTTTCGAGAATCTTGTTAAGTCTTGCTTTGAAATTCATAAATTAACCAATTAATTTAAACATTAAAACAACTATAGATCAAACAAAAAACAAATATGAATTAACCGAATCCATAAAGGCTCTGCGTACCCATGTAGGCCTCGCCCAGCTGGGCTACTTCCGCAACCGCTTCCATTAAGGTACGCTTGCCGTCAATAAGTCCCACTTCCTCAGCCGGAGCCGTATAGTAACTCTCACCCTGAAGAACCGGTGCGTCATCGTCCAGATCCGAAAGCTTTGAGCGCATCGCCTTCACCTCGGAAAGGAACTGCTCATTCATTGGATCAAGCACGTTCTTGATGTAGTCAGCAGACTTTCCGTCCTTCAGGTCATCGAAAACCTTGTTCTTTCGGGAAGAATTGGTGGCTTTGGCAACAATCTTCTTCAATCCGAGCTTCTCGAAATATGACTCGAAGTTCCAGAAGGAACACATGGTTCCGATACAACCTACAAAGTCGTGGCTGGTGGTAGCGTATAGTTTCTGGCCATGGCAGCCGATATAATAAGCAGCTGAAGCGCAGTACTCCTCGTAGATGGCAAGGATAGGCTTTTTGGCGCCTCGTAGGGTTTCGCTCAGGCGATCCATGTACCACGCTTCTCCACCGGGGCTGTTAATATGGAGCAGATGGGCAGATATCTGAGGGTTATTCTCTGCCGCAATGATATCCTGCTCCAGCTGCTTGGAAGAGAAGTACCAGTAGCTTTCCGCTGTCACGACTCCGAAGATGCGATGATAAGCGATAGCTCCATCATCAAGGGAAGGAGAATCGAACTCATCGGTAAGCGTTACAGCTTTCGTTTCGTCTCGCTGAGTAGCCTTGGAGGATATCGCCTGAAGTGCTTTATGTGTTTCATACTGATACCATGTATGAGTCTTGAGATATTCCTTAACCTCTGCGAGAGTCATCGCCTGTTCGGCGTTCTTATGTTCTAAACTCGCCACAGTACCATTCAGAGGAAATGCAGCCACCATCAGTCTGCGGTAGGCATCCTCTGTAATCCATAGAGGTAAAGTGGAGAGTAGAAGAGTCTGTATTTCATCCATCTTAATTAAGTTTTCCACAAAGGTACATATATATAATAGGTATAGAAAAGACCCTAACCAAGCGGATTCGTGAGCATCTTGCACTTGACTACAAGCTTTGCCTTGTTGAGATGCTTGATGAGCTGCACCCTTGCCGGGATGCCTTCTGTTCCTATTTTGTACTCTACGGGATTCTCTGTAGCACTTATATGGCTGACATCGGAGATGGTTACGATGGCGTTACGGGGCGTTCTTAATACGTTAATCGTATCATTATCGGGCAAATCGACCACGAAAGTCTTGCTGCAATCCCAATATACGCCACCATTTTCCTCAGTCATGGTTGGTTCAAAAGTGAATGGGTCCGCCATGAAGATCTCCCACTTTTCCGGGTTCTCAATAAGAGATACACCCACAAGACAAGAAAATTCTATCATAATGCATATTTTTAGAGTGATTATTGCGAATTTTTGAGTGACAATGTTTTGTACTCGGTATGTATTAAAAATAATTAAACACCTTCTTTTTTTTGGTATTTTCTCGGAACTTTCGGAAAAAGTCGCTGTTTATAGCGATAGAAGTTCTTCAGAAGCGCATCAGGAGATATCGATTCAAGATTGTATTTTCTGATGAAATCGTACACTACATCCTGGTTACGCTTAGGCCTCCCCTGCTCCTCGTTCTCCATCATGGTCCGATGAAACTCGAAGTTAAACAGCAGGCGAACGTGGTCTTCAATCTTCTTGGCTGCTGACACGGAGAGATAATTGAAGTAAGCAGGATCTTTCCCCGGATGACCATCCATGTTGGAGCGGCGAGAAGGGAGGAAAATCTTAAGGTTGGCATCCTCAGGAACCACGCTGTGAGAGTCTGGCTTGGCCATGAGATTCCACACCACATGATACAGATCTGTAGTGTGCGGAATTTTTACCCCACCCGTTTTTGGGTCAATTTCCAGCTTTTTTTGAATGTACTCCGCCAGGTATGGTTCAATTCTGATGGATGCACTTCGTTTCGAGATACGTTTTTCTTTTTCCATATTGTTTTTTCTTATTTTTGCGTCCTACCGTCCTACAATCCTACAAATTGCAGGTTACCAAATGCAAAGATACTAAAAATCAACGACTTATGCAAATTTTATCAAACATATTTTCGACCTACACACTCATTTTTTCGTTTCCTACACGTCCTACAATCCTACAAATAGGGGTATTTTGTAGGATAGAATTGTAGGAAACGGCAAAATGTAAACAATCCTTATTTCCTACAGCTTCCTACAATCCTACAGCATTTCCTACAAACCTCCAAAAACCGCAAAAACAACATAAAACACTGATAATAAGATAAATAGATAAATATAATAGTTTGAAAAGAAATGCATTTGTAGGATTGTAGGATTGTAGGAAGGCGTTTTTCTAAAAAACATTTTCAAAACATCGCTTTTCCTGGCTTTTTTGTAAAATTAGGGGGTTCGGGGGATTTTTCGCGTCTGCACATCAAGCGTGTGTAAAAAAAATACCCACGCTTGCCCTCTCGGGTTTGCGTGGGTAAGAATATGCAAAATTCAACTCAATTTTATGTGATTTTTCCTTGGTTTTCTCGAATATTTTTTGTATCTTTGTACCATTAAATTGTGGTATTCTACCCCTTATATGAGGTATGGAGAAGAGGTAGATCAGAACGGGGTATTACCATATTTCCCCTTGTCAGTTTGGTCAAATGGTATGTTCCCTGGCTTGTATTCGCCTTTCTGCTCGCTTGTAGCGTCTTTGCTTGCATCATGGGTATCTTGATCACCCTGACCTGCCTGTAGGCTCTCTCCGCGCCGGAAATCGATATTATACATCTCCATGAACTTATCATAGTCGATGATAATTGCACTTGTAGATGTAGAACGCTCCTTGCGCACTCTTACCATCGTCTCCTGATCATCCTGCTTGGCCACCTCGACGGTCTCTTCCCAGGTGAAGCGTCTGGATGGTACGGTTCCAATATATGATGGATGAGAGCGAAGATTCTGCTCAAGCGTTGACAGCGTAGTATTCTCGCTATTATAGCCGCTTCGGTCATATATGGAATATACACTGCTCAGACGCAGGAAGAGGATATGCGTGCCAGGATCGAATCCGAACGTCTTCTTGTCACCATGAGAGTCCTTGCCAGTAACGCTCTTAGGCTGCTCGATGAGCATCTCTCGGCCGACGAGTATCTGCTTGGTGTCTATCATGTTGTTCACTGCGTTGAAGAACATGGCAAGCTTGTCTGTGCTTCGGATCAGTGACAGCTGGAACTTGATTTTCTCCTGCACGAGGGCAAAGAACTCATCGTAGGTGAACGGTAGCTTGAGCTTGGAATATCGCTCCACGAGCTTCACCATACCAAGAAAGAGAGAAGCAGTCTTCATGAGTCGGTCCATCTCTCCCGAGTTTATCACGTCGCTTTTCAGCTCGCTGTAGGCTTCCTGCTTGAGTGCACGAAAGTGGTCCATGACAACTGGTCTGAGCGACAACACCTCCAGCAATACGTTGGATAGCCCTATATTCTTCTCGATATTCTTAAGCTCTTCAAACAGCTTGGTCTCCTCTGGAGTTCTGTTCTTAGGCTTAGGCACCTCGCAGATGATAACACGGCTCATCAGGGCGTTGTCATCTCGCTGAGGGGTCTCCTGGCCACAGATGACTACAGGTGCGAATACCTTGTCGTTTTCAATATCCCTTCCCGAGGTTCCACGGCGCTTCTGCTTTCCGTCTCCATCATACACAATACCCTTCAGAGCCTGAAACTTGGTGTCCGAGATATCCTTATTATTGTATTCGTCGAGAACGACCGGAACATCTCTGAATGTACCCATGATGGTGCTCATGGCCGCATCAGTACCTGTATTAAGGTTGAATATCGGAATGGTAGGACTTATGAACAGAGAGCGGATGGATATCGCAATCTGAGTCTTGCCCGAAGACATCGGACCCATAAAGAACGGCGCCGTAAAGAGTCTGTCTAGGCAGTGGATATTGCTTCTGAAGGCGCACATCAGAGCGAAGACTATCGCCCATTTGCCGTTATCGTTAATTTTATACACCTCGTCCATGAGCGACGCCCACTTCTCGAACGTGACCTGTTTATTAATAGGAATATCCTCGTATACCAGCTGAGATATCAGCTCATATTTATCAGATTGTCTTCCGGATCCGGCATATATAGTAGAGAAGGCAGGGAGATAGTAATTCATGTGATTATGTGTTAAACAATCTAACTCGCTCTAAATTGGACTTTGATTGAAAATCAAGAAGTTGGTCGTTTGCCTATATTATATAGGTAACAATATGGAAACGAGCGGACTTCTGCTCGTTTCTGTATTTTGCAATATGCAAAGAACGCCTCAATTCGGG